AGATTAAGAGAGAGAATGTCTATACTAAAAAAGTTAATAAGGTGGTCGTTGAATGAAAATGAATAAGAATCAATTACAAAAGCTTATCTATGATTACAACTGGCAATCAAAAGAATACTTACGCATTGAGAGACTACTCAATAAGATTGATGGTCCAACTGGAGTTAAGACGACACAATACGGTATCGAAGCAACACTACCTAAGTCCAACACGAGTGTTAAAAGCAAAGCCGAGATAGATAACTTAGGCAAGCGTGAAAAACGTCAGTATGAGCGTTATATCAAATTTAAGAGCAATGTCGAGTTTGTTGAAAGTCTTGCAGATTATGTTGATGACGAAAGACAATTGACTGTTCTTGATTGCATGATGGACGGTATGTCGTTTAGGAGTATTGCATCGCATTTAGGTACAAGTCATTACAAAGTAGGCGAAATTAAAGATGATCTACTTAATCATATTTGTCAAAAATGCCAAATCAGCCAAATATGACAAATATGCCATATATGTCACTTTTGACAAAGTGAAATTTGCAAGATTATACTGGGGGTAGGAACGGCCAGGCAGTCACACGATAATCCTTCTACCCAAAACGTATTGCTAACGATAGTCCGTTAATGTAATATTGTGGTAGGAGGTGTTTGCATGAGAAAATTATTATTTGTTTTGTTGGCTGCATTATTTTTACTAACAGCATGCGGTGACGATCAAGTAGAGATTGACGGAGAGATGGTTAAGCTAGACGAATTAAAAGAAATGGTAGCAGAAGAACAACAAACGCTATCGGAAGTTGAAGAAGAGATTAACAGTAAAGAACAGAAAGTGTTAGGTCTTGAGATAGAATTTCAGGATAGAGAAGCGGAGTTTAATGAGTTGATCGCTTTATCAGAAGAACGAGAATCACTTGAAGATGAAGTGATACAGTTAAGAATAGAACGTGATGATCTAAACAGAGAGATAGAAAAGTTAACAGCTAAAGTTGTTGAAGTAAAAGATGAGCCGATTAAAGTCGGCGCAGGATACTTTTACTTTGGTGATGATATTGAGCCTGGAAGATATTTAATAAAACCTCAAAATGCTAGAGGCGGAAACGTTTTTGTAAGACGAAACGGAAGTAGTTATGTCAATGTGATACTGAGAGAATCAGATGATTATCCAAGCGATTTTGTTTTCGAGAGCATAAGCGGAGATGAATTAGAGGTTGGCACGCCTGTTGAGTTATACCCAGTAGAATAATCAAACTAAAAGACATCCGAATAGGGTGTCTTTTTAATATTCAAAAAAGGAGATGGTATCAATGCATCATAATATAATCCATTGCGATAAATGCGGTCAAGAAATACGGACACAACTTCAGACAAAGACGATAGATAACGATATTCAAATAGTTTATTTTACATGCACGCAATGCGATTCAGAATATTTCTGTTACGCCACAAACGAAGCATCTAGAAAACTGCAACGTAAAATTAAGAGAGAGTTTAACTACACGAAAAAGAAGAAGCTCATAGAACGGCATGCTGAAATCATTCAAGAACTTAACGCTTTATACAAAGAGGGTTAGCCCAGTGGATGTAAATAAAATAAAGCAATTGATTGCTGAGGATAAGCTAGTAAAGTTTTATCAATGCCCTGCCTGGCGCAAACTAAGAGGCCAAGTACTCGAAAGAGATAATCATGAGTGCCAGCGTTGTAAAGCAGAGGGAAAAGTAAAGACCCCGCTACCCACCCACGGTATCCCTCATCATGCCCAGCATGTAGAAAATGATAAAAGAAATAAAATCAAAAGTTTGCATGTACATCACAAGAAAGAAGTTAAAGATTTTCCAGAGTTAGCATTAGTTATGAGCAATTTAATTACACTTTGTCAGGAATGTCATAACAAAGAACATGATCGATTAAAAGAATATAAAAAGAAAAGAGAGAGATTCACTAATGTTGAAAGATGGTGAGTCTATTTTTTATTGTCTGAGGGTAATAACTGTTGCCCGTTGCTTCAGCAAGATACCCCCGTCAAATATATTTCGACGATTTGTTGGGGGAGCTGAAACGATAGGGGGAGGAGGAAAACCAAACTCAAACACATTTTCCACGTAAGGGGGGTGGGGCAAATTGACAAGTCCGCTAAGAATAGACATTGGAGTAGATAAAATAAAGAATCACTTACTTTCCAGAATTGACAACACTGATCCAGTTGAAGTTGAAAAAGTCGGTAGGTACTTGAAGTACATTGAGATGTACAGGCGAATGGAAAAAAAGATAAAAAAAGAGGGCGTATCTGTTAAAACTGAAAACGGTAGTCAATCATTTGTAAAGTCTCATCCTTTGCTGGGAGAAATGGATAAAGTGAATAAGTCTTTATTGAGTATAGAAAAATCATTTAATTATTTACATGATAACGATATCCACAACGAAGATGAGCTAATATGATTAATCAATTTCATGTTAAGAAATACATCAAACAATATCGCGATGGAAAAATAAAACTCAATAAAGAACGAATAGAACTTATAAACTATTTGGAGAATCATGTACTTAATCGTGATGATATATATTTTGATGAGAAACAGATTGAGCAATGTGTTAAGTATTGTGAAAAATGGTTTTTCCCTTTAGAACCCTATCAAAAGTTTATAACAGCTTTCCTTTTCTTAAAGTTTAAAGAAACGGATCGCCTTTTTTTTCGTAAGTTTTTAATCATGCTAGGCCGTGGTGGAGGTAAGAATGGTTTTATCTCAGCTGTATCAAGCTACTTAAAAAGCGAACTTCATGGAATAAAAGGCTACAATATTTCCATCGTCGCAAACACTGAAGATCAAGCCATGACTTCTTTCGAAGAAGTGTATAACGTGATTGATGAGAATCCAATTTTGCAAAAATCATTTAAGCATGGGAAAACACGAATAACAAATAAAAAGACCAAAAGTTTTTTAAGGTTTAGAACATCAAGTCCTAAATCAAAAGATGGTGGTCGTGAGGGTATGGTTGTTTTCGATGAAATCCACATGTACGAAAATGCAAAAGTCGTTAGAACTATGCGTGGCGGTTTAGGTAAAGTTAAACATCCTAGAGAAATCTATATCGGTACAGATGGATATGTTCGAGAAGGCTTTTCAGACAACATGAAGAAACAAGCGCAAAAAATACTTGATGGTAAAACGAAAGACTCAAACATGTTTCCGTTTATTTGCAAGCTGGATGATGCAGATGAAGTTGACGATTTATCGATGTGGGAAAAAGCCAATCCGATGTTTAGTGAGCCGATGAGCGACTATGCAATCAACTTGTTTGAAACTGTTAAAGAAGAATATCAGGATTTAGAAACTGATCCATCAGGTAGAGAGGAATTTATGACAAAACGTATGAACTTCCCAGAAGAAGATATCGAAAAGTCTGTAGCTTCTTGGGATGAAATTTGGGCAACAGGTTATCTCACTGAACCGGATAAATCAAATCAAGTGCTTAGGCCTGTACCAAAATTAGAACATCGTGTGTGCGTTGGTGGATTAGACTACGCAAGAATAAAAGACTTCGCTTCCGTTGGATTGCTTTTCAAAGTTGGAGATGATTACGTATGGAAATCGCATTCTTTTGTGCGCGGCGGCTTTTTAAAGAAAGTGAAATTAGGAGCTCCAATAAAAGAGTGGGAACAACAAGGGTTGCTGACGATTGTTGACGGAGAAGTTATTGATATTAAACACATTGTAAATTGGTTTGTAGAAATGCGAGAAAAATATGGTTTAGAGACAATAGTCGCTGATATGTTCAGGCTGGACCTTGTTAAGCAAGCGTTAGAAAATGAAGGTTTTGAATTAGTTATTATACGCAATCCAAAAGCGATCCATTCATTACTAGCTCCAAAAGTCGAAACAGCGTTTGCTAAGAGAAACATTATATTTGGTGACAATCCACTTATGCGTTGGTTCACCAATAATATATATGTGAAAATCAAGCCGGATGGAAATAAAGAATATTTGAAAATAGATGAATTAACACGTAAAACAGATGGCTTTCAAGCATTCATACACGCGTTATATAAAGCTGATGATATCTTAGTCGAAGATACAGAGTTTGATCTAGTGGATATTAATTTTTAAGGGAGGTGATAAATTGGGGTTATTCGATATATTTAAAAAGAATAAAGAGTTATCTTTTATTTATGATTTAGATTTGATTGGAGAACATAGCAAGAAGACCATTTTAAAAAGAGTAGCTATTGAGACGTGCATTAATTATTTGAGCAAAACGATTAGTCAGTCTGAGTTTAAAGTCAAACGTGGAGGTGAATATGTCGTTGACGAGCTCCATTATCGTTTAAACGTAAGACCTAACAAAAACATGTCGTCAAGTATGTTTTGGCAAACAGTTATTTATAAATTGATTTTCGATAATGAGGTACTTGTAATCCAAGCAGATGATGGGGACTTACTCATCGCTGATGATTTTGAACGCGTAAAATATGCAGTGTTTGAAAATGTGTTTAAAAATGTTGTTATCGATGACTATGAATTTAAGAGACAATATCGATCGAGTGAAGTGTTTTATCTTGAGTATAACAACAAAGCTTTACAGCCATTAATTGATGAATTATTTCACGATTATGGCGAAATGTTTGGTCGATTGGTTAGTTCTCAAAAACGTAAAAATCAAGTACGCTCAACTGTTGATATGGATTTCGCAGGCCCTATGACACAAGAAAAAAGACAGAACCTGCAAGAGTTCATTAATAAAATTTACAATGCGATTGAAACAAAAGATGTCGCTATTGTTCCGCAACAAAAAGGTCTAACTTATAACGAGCATACAAAAAACACGACAGGAACAGGGAATTCAGTTGATGAGATCAATAAGTTAACAAATGGTTTTTTGGACCAAGTCGCAATGGCTATGGGAATCCCGATAGGCTTGTTACATGGTGACTTAGCTGATGTAGAGAAACAGACAAAGAACTATAAGATTTTTACGGTCGGTCCTATTATCAATAAAATTAAAGATGAAGCTAATGCTAAGTTTCTTGAAGTAGAAGAATATTTTAAAGGCGATCGAATCGATGTTAGACAAGTATTTTACAAAGATATATTTGAATTGGCAACTTCAATCGATAAGTTGCGTTCGTCTGGTGTGATGAATGGTAATGAAATCCGTGATGAACTAGGTTTATCTACTGTAGATAATCCGATTTTAGATGAGTATGTTATCACTAAAAACTATGGCGCTCTTGATTCGCAAACAGAAGGAACATCTGAAGGAGGTGATGAAGAAAATGAACAAACCGGAAATGAGTAAAATATTAAACATGAAGCGTGACATTCGCTTGGAAGCAAAAAACGAAGATGAGCATACGCTTTACATCTATGGTTTTATTGGCGGTTGGGAGAATAGAGCAGAACAGGTGTTAAGAGACATTAAGAATGTTTCAGCTAAAACTATTCACGTCCACATAAATAGTGGAGGTGGCTCTGCTTTCGATGGTGTGGCTATAGGAAACATACTTAAACAACACGAAGCTGAAATTATCGTGCATGTTGACGGTTATGCAGCAAGTGCTGCATCAGTGATTGCCATGGCAGGCGATAAAATCATTATGCCATCAAATACAATGATGATGATCCATCAAGCTTCTAGTATTGAATATGGTAATGCTGATCAGTTCGAAAAGACCGCTAAAGATTTACGTAAGATTGATACAGCGTTAAGAGCTTCATACAAAAAACGTTTTGTTGGTGAGGAAGAAGATTTAATTAAATTGCTAAAAGATGAAACGTGGTTAACGGCTGATGAAGCTTTAACTTTAGGTTTTGCTGATGAAATCGCTGATGAAATTGAGATTGTTGAAGTTCAAGAAGATGAAGAAATTATTAATCATAAAGACCAGATTGTAGCAAAGTACACCAAACAAAATATCAAAATAACGAGTAAAGAGCCTGAACAAGACACTGTTGCAAAACAGAACTTGAGCAGACTCTTTTTATAATTCATTAGGAGGAATAAATCATGACAATTAAATTTACAAACTTTATTGAAAAGAAACAAGCATTTGCTAACGCTATGCAAAACGGTACAGAAGAAGAGCAAAAAGTAGCGTTGAATGAGATGTTGGAGTCATTAGCGGGGGATGTTCGAAAAGATATTATGAATCAAGTTGATTTAACAGTTGGAGATAACTCTGTTCTGCAATCACGAGGTCAGAATGTGTTGACTAGTGAGGAACGTAAATTCTTCAACGTAGTCATCGAAGAGGGTGGCTTTAAAGAAACGGATACATTGCCTAAAACTACTCAAGAACGTGTTTTTGAAGACATTAAAAATGAGTATCCACTATTACAGCAAATTGGTATTCAAAACTTAGGAGCTGTTACAGAATTCATTTATTCTGATCCAGAGGGCGCAGCTGTTTGGGGGCCTTTATTTGATGAGGTCAAAGGTCAATTAAATGCATCATTTAGAAAAGAAAGTATTACACAACTGAAGTTAACGGCATTTATTCCGATTGCGAAAGATATGCTCAAATTAGGTCCTGCTTGGCTAGAACGCTATGTTCGCACTATCATTGTTGAAGCGATGTCTGTTGGTCTTGAAAAGGGATTTGTCGCTGGTCGAGGATCTGTTCAAAACGAACCGATTGGATTGTTGAAAAAAGTTGATAAAGATACTGGAGCGGTGTCTGATAAAGAGGTAGCTGGTACTTTAACTTTTGAACCTGGTCGGGTCACAATTAATGAAATGCGTGATGTGGTTAAAAAGCTATCTGAGAAGCTGGATAAGAATGGCGAAGTAAAAGATCGCCCTAGAAAAGTTGCTGGAAAACTTGTCATGGTGACAAACCCATTTGATACTGTCTCTATTCAAGCAAATGCGACTGTGCAAAATGCAAGTGGTGCTTATGTGACAAACTTACCATTTAATCCAATCATGACTGAATCTATTTTTGTTCCAAAAGGAAAAGTATTATTCTTTGTTAAAGGTGAATATATTGCAGCTGTTGGTGGACCTATGGATGTTAAGCGTTACACTGAAACGCTCGCATTAGAAGATGCAGATGTCTTTATCGCAAAACAATTCGCTACGGGTAAGCCTAAAGATAACAACGCTGCTCAGGTTTATGATTTACAACTTGATCCAGAAGTTATTCCAGAACCATAATAGTGAGAGGAGAATGTTAAATGAGTTTCGTAGTTATTAATAAATTTAAAGATACTGACGGTCATATTTATGACGTCAATAATCCATACCCTGTGAAAGGTAAAGTTAATAAAAAACGTTTAGAGGAATTATTAAATGTTCATTCAAAGTACAAAGTTGCTTTTATCCGAGAAGTAGAAGAACAAGAAAACGATACGAAAAAAGAAGAATCTCCGCCAAAAAAATAGGGGGTGATTCTTTTGGGAGTTGAAGAATTAAAAACGTATCTTCGAATTACTTGGGATAACGAAGATGAATATTTAGAAGGAATTTTATCAAGAGGTAAAGCCTATTTAGATGGAAAGACAGGTGTGTCGATTGATTACACTAGTGATCGCGATGCACAACAATTACTTCTTGATTATGCTCGTTATGTTTATAACCATGCTTTTGAAATGTTTGAACAAAACTTCGGAAGTCAGTTAAATGCTCTTATCTTTAAAAAAGGAGCTGAGAGTTATGCGGAATCAGATCAAGAAGATGAATCATGACCCTTTAAATGATGGTTATTTAGAATACGGCACGCAAGAGGCCGTTAGAAACTCAAACAGAAAACGTATTGGTACAACATTTAAGCCGGCTGGAGAGCTGGCTTTTTCTCTTGTTAGTGCTCGGGATAAAGACTATTCATTGGCTTATGCAACTGAAAGTAGTCTAGATCTGAAACTAAAGACAAGGTATCCGCCAGGATTTAAGAATAGAAAGGTTAATTTATTTTGTCGCATAGAAAACGTTGAGTATGATGTCATCAAATGCGACTGGGATAAAGAAAAGCGTTATCTCTATTGGTACCTACAGGAGGTAAGTTCTGATGAATGAAAAGGCTAAACGGGTGATGAATGATCAACAGACCAGCATTATAGAGAAACTCGAGTCAACGTTTGAGATACCTGTTGTTGAGGATGAGTTAACAGAAGATGAGGTAAAGGGTGATCTAGACAACTTCTTAATCATTTATGGAGATTTCGTTAAAGTCGAATCGAAAAATCAGTTAAACCAAGAGGTTTATGTCATTTATCTATCTGAAAATAAGGCAGACTTAGAAACGATGTCGGTAGATGTAATCTCGACAATCAGTGCTGTGAAAGCATTAGAGTTTGTTAAGACGATCAAGCGACGCACCCAAAAAAATGACACAGATAGTTACATTGATCAGATTACATTTATTTTTAAAAGGTTGGTGCCTTATGAAGTGGGAAATTGATTACTCATCTATAGAGGAACTTGAAAAGAAAGTTTCACAGTTACCTAATCAAACAGAAGTTGTAATCAATAGCTACTTGCATAAAAAAGGTGTGGACATTACAAAATCAAACATTACACAGCACATGAATGTCTCAAAAAAAGTGAAAAAACACGCTAAATATAGTAGTTGGTCCAGAAAGAAGACAGAGAATTTAGGCTTTGAAATACTAGCAAAAGGCGGAGCTGCTAATCGACCTGGTAGTTTTGGCTATTTGGTGTTTCCAAATGAAGGGCGAGGACCAAGAAACCCTGCTGAGCAAAGATTCATGGAAAAAGGGTTACACGAAAGTACAGCGCATATAATTGATGACTTATTAGAACAAGTAATTACTAAAATACAGGAGGAACTACAATGAGCACAATCATTAAAGAATTTGATGCAATATCTATTAAAAATTCATCCATACAATATTTGAATACTGAAGGTCAAGAAGAGGGAGAGCCATTTGGATCAATCGGTTCAATTTCTGGTTCTACTGTCTTGAAAGAGTTAGTAAAAATCGTAGAAGGCACTGAAGCAAAGAAACGTGTAAAGCCCGAAAAGATGGAACTTACTATTTCCGCACACGTACCAGTGTCAGTTGTTCGCCGATTATACGGTATTACCAATGATGAGTTAAAAGCTGGTGTGTATAGTTACTCTATTGATGCGAAAGGTGATGAGTTTGTATATACAGCAGATGTCATTGATGAATTTGAAGATGTGACAAAATTGATTGCTTTCCCACGGTGCATTTCTGCCACCGGTTTACAATTTAATATTGAAAATGGAGCTTCAGAAGTTGCTGAAATGGAACTCACATTGACAGCATACAAGGATAAAAACGGAAAACTAATGTACGAGGCTTTTGTTGATGAAGTGACTGATGAAGAAGTTAAAACGGCTTGGCATTCATCTTTTACACCTGAACTCGTTCAAGAAGTACCAACACCATAAAAGAGCCGATATTTGGCTCTTTTTTATTTTTATAAAAAGGGGTTAGTCATATGAAGAAAATGGTCACAGTCACGCTTAAAGAGAAAGAAATAAAAGAAATAGACGGTGAATTTGTTGAAACGTATGTAAACGAAAAGCGTTTTCCCGCATCAATTACTAATTACTCGATGGCCTTAGGGGAGCGATTAGGATTAATAGAATCATCACAAATGACAGACTTACATGAGATACAAAAAATATTCGAAGCTGCTATGAATCCTGGAAAGCATGTTGATGAATTATCTGACGGAATTCAGGTTACGAAGTACTTAAAAATAATTTATTTGTCAGTTATGGGAGTTAATCCAGAGTTAACACTTAGCTTTGATGAGTTTACGCAACTATTCCATGAAGATATACCGACGACGATTGATATTTTTACTGATTTAGTTTTAGGGACAATGAATTTAGAAGAGAACGGTTTCTCTAAAGAATTACAAAAGAATGTAAAAAAGCAGATAAAGACCAACCTAAAATAATCGCACCGAAGTTAAATGTACAATGTGTGGAAGATAAATACGTTTTATATGTGTTGGTCTATAAAATACCTGATCATGTTTTTTGGTATCATCCCATGGCAAGTGTAGATAGAATATTTGAATCTAAACAAGCTTATGAAAACTGGCGCAATAATCCTAAAACTCGATAGAGGGAGGTGTGATGATGGCTAAAGAATCTGAGGCAAGGATTCGTTTTAGTGTGTTTAATGAAGACTACAAGCGCGGATTAAAAGAAATAAATGATGAAAATCGCAGAATGAAGAATGAATTCAAACTCACTGAAGCGCAGATGAAGAACAATTCAACTGAGACAGAAAAACTTGAAACCAGAATCAAACGTTTGGGGAACGAGAAAGAAAACGTATCTAAAAAAATAAAATTAACTGAAGACCAGTTAAAAAAAGCTAAGAATGTCTATGGAGAAAACTCTAATGAGGCTAAGCAACTTGGTGATGAACTAGTTAAGTTACAGACATCAGAGCAAAGATTAGAAAATGCTATTGATGATGCGAACGTTGAACTAACAAATCAACGTGAAAAGCTAGCGCAAGCAGATGCTGAAAGATATGCGAAGCAAATACAAGAGGCTGGTCAGTCTGTTGAAGATTTAGGGCATAAACTAGAAAGACAAGGAAAAACTTTAAGTGCGTTTGGGCGAGCGTGGACGATGCGAGTCACTGCACCGATATTAGGTGTGGCAGGTGCTGCGTTAAAAGTAGGTATGGATTTCCAAGAAGGTATGAGTCAAGTACAAGCTTTAACAGGTGCAACAGGAAAAGACCTAGAGAAATTGGAGACGATTGCGAAAGATCTTGGATCAACAACAAGGTTTAGTGCCACTGAAGCAGCTGAAGCCATGGGATTCTTAGGTATGGCAGGTTGGGAAACGCATGAAATCATGTCTGGATTACCAGGTGTACTTGATCTTGCTGCTTCAGGGAAATTAGAACTTGGTCGTGCTGCCGATATTACGAGTAACATTATGTCAGCCTTTAATTTAAATGCTGAAGAATCTTCAAGAGTATCCGATTTACTAGCTTATGCTGCAAGTAATGCTAATACTGATGTAGAGCAAATGGGTGAAGCAATGAAGTATTTGGCTCCAGTAGCCAACACTATGAATATGAGCATTGAAGATGCTACTGCAGCAATCATGGCCAACTCAGACGCTGGTATCCAGGGCGCTATGGCCGGCCGTACATTTGCTACAAGCTTACAAAGGTTAGCCAATCCCACTGCGGCAATGAAAAAGGCAATGGAAGAATTAAATGTGGAATTCTTTAATGCTGATGGGCAATTAAAAACATTGCCAGAAATTGTGAGGGATTTAGAAACCGCAATGGAGGGTTATGACGATAAAACAAAAGCAGCAACCCTATCCACTTTATTTGGCACAGAAGCACAAAAGAATTGGGCTATTCTCTTAGAACAGGGCTCTGATATCTTATCTGAGAACAGCGAGGCTCTAGCTAATAGTGAAGGATCAGCTGCAAAGATGGCCGAAACAATGCAAGAAAATGCAAAAGGTGCATTGACTGAGTTTAAATCAGCGGCAGAAGGTGCAGGTATTGCTTTCGCTGAACATATGTTACCTGCATTCACATTAGGTATAGAAAAAGCAACTGAACTGATTAGAAGTTTTGGTGATTTAGATGAAGAGCAACAGAAGCAAATTATCAAATGGGGATTAATATTAGCAGCTGTCGGTCCAGTTGCAAGTGTTTTGGGCAGCGTGACAACAGTGACAGGAACCTTATTGACTAAAACGGGTGGATTGATTAAAGCTTTTGGTACAGCAAAAGGCACAGGTTTGATTAGCAAGTTTGCGATAATGGGAGCATCTACTGGACCTGTTGGTTTAGCAGTGGGAGGTATTGTTGGTTTAACAGCTGTAATTTACGGGTTGAATAAGATGACTCAAGATAGTAGCAAAGTAAACTTAGAAAAAATCGAAACGATGCAAGAAGAATTACAGACAACAGATGATTTGATTGGTCGTTTTGATGAGTTGCAAGGAAAGAATAAATTAACAACTGATGAAATGCTAAGATACATGGATATACTCGCATTATTACAGCAGACTAATGCGCCTGATAAAATCAAAGCACTTACGACAGAGCAAGAAGATTTACTCGAAAAAAGCGGCTTGACCAATGAAGAAATGGAAGAATTTCTTGGTTTAAATGATGAAGTTATCTTGAAGGCGCCGGACACAGCAAAAGCTATTAGTTCACAAGGTGAAGCATACGCTGAAAATACTCTAGCATTAAAAGAGTACAGTCGAGAA